CAGCAATCAGGATATCAAGGCACAACAGAGGAAGAGATTGTTGACAGATGGTTCCAAACACTTTGTAGGACGATTGGGAATGAACAAGGCCTCGACGTAACTGGATCTGGCTACGTACAGATTAACAGGAGAGATGACGGCAAAACTGAGGTGTCCTAATGGCACACATCCTTGTAGACACAGCCAACACATTCTTTAGGGCTAGGCACGTGATCAGAGGCGATACCAGCGAAAAGGTTGGTATGGCCATACACATCATGATGAACTCCATCAAAAAAGCATGGCAGGACTTTGACGGCCAGCATCTTGTGTTCTGTTTAGAAGGTAGATCATGGCGTAAAGACCATTATGCACCGTACAAAAGGAACAGAAAAGAAATGGCAGACGCAATGACAGAAAAAGAAAAAGAAGAAAATGAAGTGTTCTGGGAGTGCTATGATGATTTCTGTGACTTTATTAAGACCAAAACAAACGCAACCGTGCTAAGAAACGCAAGAGCAGAAGCTGATGATTTGATTGCACGTTGGATAGACAAACATCCTGACATGGACCATGTGATCATAAGCACAGATAAGGATCTAAACCAACTGGTTGCTAAGAATGTTAAACAATACAATGGTGTAACAGAAACAACACTTACAAACGAAGGATGGTTTGACAGCAAAGGAAAACCAGTCATAGACAAAAAATTAAAAGCACCAAAGCCTGCACCAGACACAGAATGGATTGTGTTTGAAAAGGCCATGAGAGGTGACCCTAGTGATAATATTTTTAGTGCTTATCCGGGTGTGCGAACAAAAGGCACAAAAAATAAAATAGGATTGCAAGAAGCATTCGCCGACAGAAAAGAAAAAGGCTACACATGGAACAATCTAATGCTTACAAAATGGGTTGATCATGATGGAAAAGAACATAGGGTGATGGAGGATTATGAAAGAAACAGATTACTGGTTGATCTACATGCACAACCAGACGCAATAATTGAGGAACTAGATCAAACTATTTCACAGGCCAAAGCCGAAAACAAAAGTATAGATCAAGTAGGAATCAGATTCATGAGGTTCTGTGGCAAGTATGATTTAAATAGAATTAGTGAGCAGGCACAACTTTATGTTGAGCCATTTAATGCGAGGTTACAAGCATGACAGTACGGGCAAAAACTTTAGTGAAAGACAGATTCTGGATAGTGGAGCAGGATGGAAACAAACTAGGCACTTTACAAAAACAAGAATCTAATGGTTGGATTTTTCTAAGCAAACAAAAAGAGAGACAGGTGTTCCATACTCAAGAAAGTTTATTCCAAAAATTTGGGTTTGGAATATTTGATCAATCAGACATAAAAAGACCCGAGGAGGAAATCCAAAAGGATAACTTTGATGTGCATGGCTATCCTTGTAGCCAACATCCTTACAATCCTATGTTCGATGTGCAGAAGCAACTTCCTGTCTACACAAAAACACCAAAAAGCAAAAGTCAATTTTGTGCAGGTTATTATATAATTTGTTTTGAGAAAGGTTGGAGAAAAGCATACTGTCCAAAAATGATAACACTTTCAAGATACCAATATAAGGGTCCAATGAAAACTAAACTAGAAATGCAACAGATACTTAACAATGCCGTCAAAGAATTCCAAGATTCAAACTAGACCAATAGAAGATCTCATAGGACGTATAAGAACCTTACGGCAAAAGGGTGAAAGGCAGATAGTGTTACAGGCCAAAGAAGCGGATCAACTTGCTGACTCTTTGACCCAAGTAATGACTAGAATGGTGACCATACAGGAAGAGATTATCGAAGCACTCAAAACCGCTAAAGAGGCCCAGACTATTAACATAGAAATGGACGGCGGAGAGTTCAAGTCCAAATAGCACAACACAATTTTTGGTAAATATAGTTGTATAGTTTTACAATTATGAGCAGACCAAAACCCACAGTGCTGTTGCAACACAGCAATAAAAGTACCTTCAAAATGGACGAGGTCCTAGCGGCTGAAGGCATTTGGGCAGTGTTCTATGACGGCAAACCAATTAACTTGAAATCATCTAGTTTGGTTGCAAACTATCCAGGACCAAAATATAAAAAAGTTTCATTCTCCAACCCTGGCCACGCAGAAAACTTAGCCAAGAAGCTGAACGCACAACACAACACAGACAAGTTCGGTGTGTACCTTTTAAAGTCCGGCGAAAAGTTCAGTAGATAATTAACATTACTATGGACCGTAAAACAGCCTACACCCGAACCTTCATGGAATTGTTGGAGCAACCAATACATGACGAGACCATAAAGAACAACTATTACGGATGGTGGCAGAATGTACGTGAGAGCTATCAAGCCAGGTCACTGAGACTTACCAAACAAGGTCTTGCCATGTTGGAAAAAATAGACCTCAAGACCTATGACATCAAATTTCCTGCCAAAGTGATATTCACACCACAGACATATCTATGGTTGGATGAATTTGTTGACTGCCCATACTATGTTGATAAGCAAAAGATCATAGTAACCATGGAAAAAATGGCACTACAGCTCATGTTGTTTGCCGGAGATATTACAAAATATGGATTAGCCAGGGCGATGAGCAAGATGGACGAACAAAAAAGCCAGTAAAACTGCGACTTTTTAGCCATAATTACCAGGTTGACGTAAAACACAATCCTGCTATAATCTTATTATAAACATTTTAAACAGGAGTGTACAAAATGCCAAGAGCAAAAAACAAAGAAGCCGCAGTAGGCTCACAAAACAGAACAGTTTCACCCAACGAGGCGAAATCCGCACTAACACATTGCATAAAATTACAAAGACCAATAATGATGTGGGGTGCACCAGGTATTGGTAAATCCGATATTGTAAAACAAATTGCAGATGCAGAAGGCAGAGAAGTAATTGATATCAGGCTTCCTTTGTGGGAACCAACAGATATCAAAGGTATTCCGTATTACAACTCAAAAGAAAACAACATGGTTTGGGCAAGTCCGGCAGAATTGCCAACTGATCCCAAGTCTAATGCTATTGTATTCTTAGACGAGTTGAATTCGGCGGCGCCGGCGGTACAGGCGGCGGCATACCAACTTATCCTAAACAGAAGAGTAGGACAATACCACCTGCCAGAAGGCGTTTCGATTGTGGCGGCAGGAAACAGAGACAGTGACAAAGGTGTCACTTACAGAATGCCGGCTCCTTTAGCCAACAGATTCGTACACATAGAACTAAGAGTTGACTTCGAAGACTGGCTACAATGGGCAACAGATCAACACATCCATGCAGATGTTGTAGGTTATTGCACATTCGCAAAACAAGATTTATATGATTTTGATCCTAGAGGTAGTTCTAGGTCATTCGCAACTCCAAGATCATGGAGTTTCGTTTCCCAACTTCTATCAGATGACCTGCCAGAAAGTACGCTCACTGACCTCGTTGCAGGTTGCGTAGGAGAAGGACTGGCCGTTAAGTTTATGAATCATCGTAAAATTAGCGGTCAGCTTCCTAACCCATCTGATATATTGAGCGGTAAGGTAAAAGACCTTAAGAGTAAAGAGATATCAGCGATGTATTCTCTCACAGTTTCCTTGTGCTATGAACTACAACAAGCACACGAGAAGAAAGACAAAACTTGGAATGAACAAGCGGACAGGTTCTTCAACTACATGATGGACAACTTTGAGACGGAGTTGGTTGTTATGGGTGCGAAGATTGCCTTGACAAACTACAAACTTCCGTTCGATCCTAGCAAGTTGAAATCATTTGATAGGTTCCATAAGAAGTTTGGCAAGTATGTCATAACTGCTATGGAGTCTAAATAATGTCAGACCACAAAGATCAACTAATAATTGACAAACTAGTGACAGCAAGGATTGCCTTGTTATTGAAACATCCTTTCTTTGGTAACCTTGCTACTAGATTAAAACTTGTGAATGCAGACGATTGGTGTCCTACTGCTGGTACAGATGGCAGGTACTTTTACTACAACACAAAATTTATAGATTCACTTACACCTAGAGAAGCAGAATTTTTATTCGGACATGAAGTATTGCATAATGTATTTGAACATATGTTAGTTAGAATGGGAGACAGAGATCCACAACTTTGGAATATAGCGGCAGACTATGCCGTAAATCAAATTCTTGTAGACGGCAAAATTGGTGAAATGCCTAAAGGTAAAAAAGGTGAGAATAAAGGTTTCCAGGACGACAAATATAAAGACTGGCCTGCAGAAAGAATATATGATGACATTTTTAAACAGGCTAAAAAGAACGGTAAGAAGATGTTGGAAAAAATGGGTGAACTAATGGACGAACACGTTGACTGGGGCAAAGGTGACGGGCCTAATCAAGGCAAAGGTAAAGACAAAGGCAAAGGCAGACCTGTTTACACAAAAGAAGAATTAAAGAAGATCAGAGACGAAGTTAAAGAAGCAATGGTCAGTGCCGCACAATCAACAGGTGCTGGAAGCCTGCCTGGTGCTTTACAAAGATTGGTTGCTGACTTAACAGAACCAAAAATGGATTGGAGAGAAATAATCCAACAACAGATCATGAGTACTATCAAGTCTGATTATACTTGGATGAGACCTAGTAGAAAATCATGGCACACATCTGCTATATTACCTGGTCAAAACAATGACGAAATGATTGATATATGTTTGGCCCTTGATGCTTCTGGTAGTATTAGCAACGAACAATGCACAGAATTTTTAACAGAAGTAAAAAATATTATGGATCAATACAAAGATTTTAGAATACATCTTTGGACTTTTGATACTGCGGTGTTTAATCCAAAAGTGTTTACTCCAGACAATGCAGACGAATTGTTAGACTATAAACTAGGTTCAGGTGGTGGTACAGAATTTGAATGTAATTGGGAATACATGAAGGAAGAAGGTATAGAACCTAAAAAATTTATAATGTTCACAGACGGGTGGCCATTTAACAGTTGGGGTGATCCTGACTATTGTGATACAATTTTCTTAATCAATAATCCATATGAAAGAGGCATAGAAGCACCTTTCGGAATGACGGTACAATACAATGATTAAAATGTTTGTTGACATGATAAAAGATCTATTTGCAGACTGGTTAGGACATCCTATTACACTTGCATTAATAATTGTACTAGCAAGTTTATTATTATTTCACTGGGGGATATAAAAATGGTAAAGCCTGATAAAAGAGGCCTTTGGTATAGCGGTAGAATGATCAAAAAAAATACTT